CATAACTGCAATTGGATTATACAATAATAATAGAGAACTTCTTGCAATTGGTAAATTAAAAAAACCACTTTTTAGAAAAAATAATGTTGAAACTATATTTCAAGTAAGAGTGAGGATGAACTAATGTCTTTTCAATTTGGAAATAGTATAAGTCTTGCTTGGAAAAAATTAAAAGCAGGTGAACATACGGTAAGAGAGTTTCAAGCAAACAAACTCTGGCAATTGAGTTCTAATCCAAATGATGTATTTGATTATAGAAAAACAAGACTTGGATTGTATAGAACATTTTTTCCTGAAAATTACAAATATTTTGGACAAGTTGCTAATTTATCATCATCTTTGTATGAAAGAATTTTTACAACACAAAGTCTAGATCCAAAGGTTCTTTGGTATTATATGGATCATAGATATTATGCCCCAATAACAACTCAAAAAATTCCGTCTACCGTAACCGATGATAATTTAATTGCAAATCATTATTTGAGTGGTTCTATATTTGTTATACCAAGAGATATGTTCGGTGAGGGTATAAAAAAGAAAAGTGTTGAAATATCAATATATGACACTCTAACATCATCATTAAATTATACAATAACAGATGATGGTTTTGGTAATTTAATAGATAATTCATTTGATAAATCTAAAATAATAAATCGTGATTATGAATTGATTTATGTTGGATTTAATGATAAATACCGAGAATATGGAACATCAAAAAATTACAAGACCGATTATATCGTTGATGAATCACCGTTTTACAATACATTAAAGATTCAAAATAAAAGATATATCGATTATCAACCTGGAATAAAAACATCAGATACAGATGAAGATACTGGAACATCTGCATATTTTGATGGCACATATCTTTCTGTGAATGAATTTCAAAGATTCAATTTTCACAGAGGACAAAATTTTGCATTTAGTTTTTGGTTAAAAATTCCAGAAAATCAAACGGATACATCAACCACATACAATAGTTTATTTGATAAAAAAACTATTGAAGATGTTCGTTTAAGAACAAACATAGCTGACTCCACTGATATTGGTGATTTAGTTGAAATGGTAACAAATTCAAAAAAATATCCATTTGATATTTACCTAAATAATCAGACATCTGCTATAAATAAATCTATAACATTTAAACAAGGTTCGGATTTACTATATTCGGAAGTAACATCATCAACTTTGACTGCAAACACTTGGCACCATGTTGTATGTCAGAAAACAGGAAGTAACTATCAAATATGGGTTGATGGTGTATTAGAAAATACACAAAATAAAATAATTACAACTAATGTTGATAACAACCATAAGTTTCATATTGCAGGGAACGGAACAACATCGAGTAAGTTTACTGGTAATTTGGATGAAATAAGGGTATATCGAAAGGCACTAACTTCAACAGAAATTTCAAACTTATATGATAATAGTTTTGAAAAAGGTTATGCATATCAAACTGCAAGAATAGGTAATGTATTTTACGGTCACGGAATAATTTGTGTTTCCGATCCAAGACCAAAATATAAAAATACATTTTTGGGAAAAACTGGTAATTACGATTACAATGATAATGAAAATGGATTTTTATTAAAATATAGAAGCACTGTTACATATTGGGAACATGAAGTTATATGCAAACTTCGTAAAAATGAATTTAATTTTACACAAAACCCAAGTTTGTATACAAATCCAGAAATGGGTTCTATGCTAACTGATACATATGCTACTAATCCAAACTTTAATCCATATGTAACAACGATTGGTTTGTATAGTGATAAAAGAGAATTAGTTGCAGTTGCTAAGTTTGCCAATCCAGTTGAAAAAAGAGATGATGTGGATATGAATTTTATTGTAAGGTTTGATTTGTAATGCGTAGAAATCAAGTTGCAATTAAACACGGGTTCCGTAGTGGTTTGGAAGATAATGTAAATGATATGTTGAAAGAACAAAACAAATCATTCAGTTACGAAAGTGAAAAAATATCCTACATACAACCGGAAACTAAACATAATTACACTCCAGATTTTGTTCTAAACAAAATAGTTGGCGGTAAAATGTATGTTGAAACAAAGGGTAGATGGGTAAAGACAGACCGATTAAAATTTGATTTGATATTTGAACAATATCCTGGTATAGACATTCGTTTTGTATTTCAAAATCCTAATGCTAAACTATACAAGGGTAGTAAAACGACCTATGCTCAATACTGTGATAAAAAAGGGTGGCGTTGGGCAAAGAAAGAAATACCAGAGGAATGGTTAAAAGAGTGCTTGTAATTGTAACAGATTTTTCTTATATTTGTTACAAGTATTATTTTCCGTAAAGTGTGGTTATGATAAACTACGATTTATTATCTCTTGTTGAGAAAGTTCTCGGTAAAGGTAGAAAAACGTCTGGCAACAATTATTCGTTTTTCTCACCATTCATCAGTCATTACAAACCAAAACTTGAAATAGATTTGACCGTAAACAATAACGGTGAGAATCCATGGCATTGTTGGGTTAGTAATGCTAAAGGTAGAAGCATAGTTTCCCTTTTCAAAAAAGTAAAAGCCGGTAAACAATACCTTGATGACCTAAACAAAATTCTAAAAACAAAAAACCTATACATCAAAAATAAAACCGAAACAAAAGAAGAATTGGTTTTACCGAAAGAATTTATTAAATTATATGAGTTTCCAAAGATAAAAGATATTCAAGTAAAGATGCAAATGAAACAAGCATTGGGTTATTTGAAATCAAGAGGAATTGGTAGAACGGATATATTGCGTTATGGGATTGGTTACTGTCCTAATGGTAATTATTCCGGTAGGATAATAGTCCCATCTTACGATGAAAACTTTAACCTAAACTTTTTTGTCTCTCGTTCTATCTTTGAAGAAGATATGTTGAAATATAAAAATCCAAAATGGAGTAAAGATGTTATTGGGTTTGATTGTTTTATCGATTGGGATGAACCAGTTACACTTGTTGAAGGTGTATTCGATGCAATTACTGCACGATATAATACCGTTCCACTATTCGGCAAAATCATTCAACCAAAACTTCGAGAAAGAATTTTGTTGCGTAAACCACCAAAAGTAATTGTTGCACTCGATAACGATGCTTATTCGGATGCTCTAAAAATATCTTCGTCACTTATTTCAGAAGGTATAAATGTTTCAATAGTTCAAATGAAAAGTAAAGATATAAATGAAATGGGTTTTAGAGATTTTTCAAGTTTGAAATCTGTTACACCACCAACAGACAGTTATGACATAATTAAACAGAGGATATTATATGCTTAAAGAAACATTATGGACAGGCGGACTTTCCCGTGTTGATACCATATTACATATTGCTGATGTTCACATTCGTAATCTAAAAAGACACGAAGAATATCGTAGTGTATTCAAAAAATTATATGATATTTGTAAAAGTAAAGTAGAAGAAAACAAAAATACTATCATATATCTTGCTGGTGATATTGTCCATGCAAAAACAGATATGACACCTGAACTTGTTAATATGGTTACAGAATTTCTTGATACTCTTTCAAGAATTGCACCAACAATTTTGATTGCTGGTAATCACGATTGTAACTTAAACAATATGAGTAGAATGGATGCTCTTTCACCCATCGTTTCAATGATCAATGGTGAAATGAATGAATTGTTTTATCTAAAACAAAGTGGTGTGTATTCATTGGAAAATGTTGATTTTGTTCTTAACTCTGTTTACGAAAATCCAAAAGACTTTATTTTAGCAGATGATGTTAAAAGTGATAGGACAAAAATAGTATTGTATCACGGACCTGTTGATAGAGCATCAACCGATACTGGTGTTCTTATGAAACATAATGATGTTAAGATTGAAATGTTCGATGGATTCGACTATGGAATGTTTGGCGATATTCACAAGTTCCAATACCTTGATGTTGATGGAAAGTTTGCATATGCCGGTTCACTCATACAACAAAACTATGGTGAAGGATTAGTTCATGGTATAATTGAATGGGATATTAAAAATAAGAAATCAAAGTTTATTGAAATTGAAAATGATTGGTCTTATCATACGATTGATGTTGAAAACGGTAAGATTAAAAAATTGCCAACAAAATGGACAAAGTATAATTCAATTCGTTTGCGTATAACAAACACACCACATTCAGAAGTCAATCAAATAATGACTGAATTAAAGTCATTGACAAATGTTATCGATATTAGAACACAACATCTTGTTGGTTCAAGTAATGGTAATGTTCAAACAAAAGTAAATCCTATTGGTAAAATTCGTGATGTGGAATATCAAAACAAATTGATTACGGATTATGTAAATGATAAGTTTGGGGTAACAGATGACATACTTGAAAAGATTAGAGGTATCAACAGAAATGTAAATACAAAATTATCCGAAAGTGATGTTGTTCGTAATCTTGTATGGAAACCAATTTCATTTGAATTTGAAAATATGTTTTCATATGGAAAGGGTAACAGAATACAATTCGATGGAATGAATGGGGTGTATGGATTGTTTGCACCAAATGCAAGTGGCAAATCTTCCGTTCTTGATGCAATTATGTTTTGTCTATTTGATAAATGTTCAAGAACATTTAAGGCGGCACAAGTTCTGAACAATAAGAAGGATAACTTTCAATGTAAACTACATTTTATGATTGGTGAAAAAAACTTTTACATAAAGAGAGTTGCTACAAAAGAGAAGAAAGGTAATGTGAAAGTTAATGTAGATTTTTGGTATGAAGAAAATGGTGATTTGGTGTCACTAAACGGTGAAGACCGTGATGGAACTAATTACGCCATACGGAAGTATATTGGAACCTATGACGATTTTGTTCTAACTGCAATGTCATTACAAGGTAATAATACAAACTTTGTAGACAAGGCACAAAAGGATAGAAAGGATTTGTTGGCACAATTCTTTGACTTAAATCTATTCGAGGAACTAAATAGTATCGCTACTGATGAAGTCAAAGGATTACAGGCACTGGTAAAAGAATTTAAGAAACATGATTACTCAACCAAGTTGTCCGATGCTATTGGCATTCATAAGGCAAATACAATACTTTTAGAAGAAACAACTGACCAGAAGGACTATATTGAGAAAAAAATTGAAAAATTAACGGTTTTGATTTCCGAATTAAATAAAAAACTAATTCCCATTGCAGACAATTTTTCTTCCAAATCTGTCCAATCATTATTAGATAAGAGATATTTATTAGATAGAAAAGGTAATGATTTAATAAATGAAATAAAGTCATTAGAAGATGAATTGGGTGATGCAAAAACATCACATGAAAAGTATATTGGTTTATCAAAAGAGTTTGATAAAGAAACTCTTATGAAAAAGAAAGAAAGGATTGACATTGTTCGTAACCGAATAACAGAACTTGAAGCTGATTTGCGTAGTGTAAAGTTAAAAGTCCAACATTGTCAAGATAAAATTGATAATTTGAAAGATCATGAGTATGATCCAAACTGTGAGTTTTGTGTAAATAATGTTTTTGTTAAGGATGCAGAAAGGGCAAAATCACAGATTTGGGGATTTGAACAAGACAGAGATGAATTGAATTTTGAATTAAATGATTTGAATGATGAATTTACAAAAAATTCATCGGTTTATTCTGAATTGGAAAAATTACATTCTCTCGAAAATAGTGCTTTCAAATATGAGAAACAGATATATTCGGTAGAAAAACAGATATTTTCTGCAAAAGAAGAACAGAAAAAGATACAAGATGAAATCGGTAACATAGATATTCAGATTGAAAAGTATAAAGAAAATGAAGATGCTATCAATCAGAACAATAAAATTCAATCAGAAATTGATGAATTGGAAAACGAAAAGAATAGTATATCAAAAGTTGAATTGAAAAGAATCGATGAAAACATTTTAGAATACAATGGAAATGTAAAGGTTAGTGAGAAAGTAATAGACGAATGTGAAGTATCTATACAAAAGTTGAAAGACCTTGAAAAAGAATATGAAGCATATGATTATTACCTGAAGGCAGTAAACAGAAACGGTGTTCCGTATGAATTGATAAGTAATGCTTTGCCAAGTATTCAAGAAGAAACAAACAATATATTGGCAAATGTTGTTGATTTTCAAGTTCTATTTGATACGGATGGAAAAAGTATTAACACATACATAGTATACGATGATGACCGTTTTTGGAATTTGGAATTGTCAAGTGGAATGGAAAAATTTATTTCTTCACTTGCAATCAGAACAGCATTGATACAAGTTTCGTCTTTACCAAGACCAAACTTTATTGCGATAGACGAGGGGTTGGGTGTTCTTGATCCAACTGTTATGGCAAACTTCTCTCTGTTCATGGAGTATTTGAAAACACAATTTGAATTTGTGATACTTATATCACACATAGATAGTGTTCGTGACATGGTTGATAATCATATTGAGATTAAAAAAGAAAATGGTTTTTCTAAAATAGAGACATAGAATGATAGAAAAGAAAAGACTTAAAAGAAATTATGTAGATGTTCAAACTAATATTGATGATATTAATAATTTATCAGAAGACATTTTGAACATAACATCATTACCAGAGGTATTTACTGCTGGTAAAAATTTGTTTAAGTTTTCTCCAAATTTTGATGTTGTTGATATTGGTAGTCCAATATACATAGAAATATTGGATTCTGGTGGAGAGCCCATATTTCACGAAGTTTTAGAATTTCAAGAAAGAGATAATTCTATAAATATTGCCGTTTATGTATACGAAACAACAAAACCAGGTGATTGTATATTGACTATCTTATCAACCATATTGGTTGATAGAGATGGAAACCCTTTAAATACGGAAGAAGTTTTTGAAAAAAATTACAAATATACTCACACTTTAAAAGTAAATACCAGAAAGAAAAACGAATCGGAAATAATATATTTACATTATCCACAAGTTTCTATTCAAGAAAAAAGATATTCTATTCTTGAAGAAAAATTAGATCCAGAAAAACAAAAAACTGTAAGCGGTTCTGCTGATTATTTTATTTCTGATGAAAATGTTCCTATATTAAGAGCAAGAGAAAATTTATTTAAAAAAGATTATGAAAATGCAACAATATGGTTTCCATATATTTCAAATGAAATAATACCACAATTAACAACCTCTAGTTTTTCATATACATCAAGTGTTCAAAAAGTATTGACACCATATCAATTGTATTTGGAAAGCCCATTATATGCATCGAGTTCAAGAAATATTAGCGATGAAATACTGTCATCAATAAACCAACCGTATTATATTACATATAACAGAGTATCAACGGAAAGAAATTCAACAAAAAATATAAAATCATTTGCAGTTGTTGATATTTACAATTTAGATCCTGAAGCTGGTAATGTATCAAGAATAAAAGTTTTTGGTAAAAGTGCAACAAAACCAAATTCATCATACGAATTGTTTTATGACGGACAGATTACTGAAAAAAATTATTTAGTAACTGCTTCGAATTATTTTGTAGAAACACCTATCGGTGTATTTTCCGATGAAGTAAAAGTTTTTGATTTTGATACAAAAATAACTGCATCTATAAATCCATATTCATATTGGAAGACAACATCAATAAAAGGTGCACCAAATGCATCTATAACATCGGCAAGTAATTATTTATTAAATCCAATATCAATAAAACCTGATAGTAATTTATCCGATAAACAAGAAATAATACTTGAACAAAAATCCGAATACTCTGCAAATTTCAATGATAATACTGTTTATAGTCTAGTATTTGATTATTCGGTAGAAGAAAATAGATACGATAACCGAGCACCATTATTAAATGTATATGCATCTGGAAGTGCATTTGTAAATAATACTGAATACGGTGCATTTGTTGATGAAATACCACTTACAAATAAAGATGATAGATTTGCATTAGATTACTCAGTAAAACTTCCAGTTAATAATGCAGGAACTGGTGTAATACGATTTCTATTAAGAGATGGTGCATCCATTTCTAATATAAGAATTGTAAGTGAAACTGATTTTGGATTCACTCCAAATATTGCAAGACTATATGTGCCTATAAAAATAGATCATAGAAATGAATTTTTGGATTTCAAAATAGAATATTTTAATGATTCATTGCAACAGGCAAATATATCATCGGAAATATACAGCGTATTTTTTAATGGTGGGAATGTTTACATATACGGTGATGATGCTTACATAACTGGTTCACAAGAGGTTGGTGATAATTCTGTAATAAAGTCCGAAGGATATAAGGGATTAGAAGAAGCAAAGAAGAATGTTATTGAAAATAATCCACTAACATATTATTTTAGAACAACAACAAGAGGACAACATTCGGCTTATGTAAAATATGATAAAACTCTTTGGACTTGGGGTGATAACACATTTAGAAAACTTGGTCATGGTGATGTAATAAATCGTTCAAGTCCAACACAAGTTGGAACTTTAAAAAATTGGGCATCCGCATCTGCCGGTGATTCACATACAATGGCAATAACTACATCCGGTAGTTTATGGGGTTGGGGTTTAAACACTTATTATCAAGTTGGTATTAATGTTGGTGGAACAACAGTTACTTCGCCTGTACAAATAGGAACTGAAACCAATTGGTATAAAGTTTTTGCGGGAACAAATCACACTATTGGTATTAAAAAGGATGGTACACTTTGGTCTTGGGGTAGAAACCAAAAGGGGCAATTAGGTTTAGGTGATACCGTAATTAGATCTTCTCCAGTTCAAATTGGAACATTAAATACATGGAAAGATGTTGCTCTTGCACAAAATACAACAGTTGCAATTAAAAATGATGGTACACTTTGGTCTTGGGGTGACGGCGATGCAACATCTGGAAGACAAACAGTTGCAGTTCCAACTGTTTTGGAAGAAAGTAGTCCTGTTCAAATTGGAAATCTTTCAAATTGGTCAAATGTTGTTGGTAATCAATATCATATAATGGCTACTAATACATTAGGTGAATTGTGGACTTGGGGTGAAGGTGGTAATGGTGTATTAGGACAGATTAATAATACAACGGCAAAATCATCACCAGTTCAAATTGGAACATTAAAGACGTGGGTATCTGCTTCTGCTGGAAAATATCATAGTTTGGCAGTTAAGAATGATGGAACTCTTTGGGCATGGGGATATAATATTCGTGGTGCTCTCGGTCAAGATGATACAGTTAGTCGTTCATCACCAGTGCAAGTTGGAACGGGTTCAAATTGGTTGTATACACACGGTGGACAAGATTTTACATTTGCAATAGATAAAACTGGAAGTTTTTATGCATGGGGTGACAATGATGTTGGGCAACTTGGTTTAAATAATACAACAATATATTCAGCATCAGTAAGAATATCAACATCTTCCGTTAGACCAATTTCTAAATCTCTTTTTGGTTGGTCAATGCTCGTTGGTGATCCATTCTCATTGGGTGTTGTTCAAAACTCTGTTGAATTGATAAATGAGGAAGGTGCATACCTTGACTTTAAAACATATCCTTCAAAGTTCGATTTAAATTTTAGAGGAACTAGTTCTAGACTATCAGTTGAAGCGGAATCTGGATCAATTTATTGGGATGGACAACGAATTAAAATAACTGGTGTGGAAATTTCGGAATCTATTTTAGTTGGTGGATCCATAACGGGATCACTACCTGCGGGTGTTGTTTCTGGTTCACCACAAACACTCGAACACCTCTATGGAACAAATATAGTATCAAGTTCTGACCAAAGATTTGTATTGGGATTGGCTGAATATGATTCACCGAGATTTGCAAATTTAACATTAGATGGTGATTTAACCGCAAGACAATATATTGTTTCATCGTCTGTTTATATCGTAACACAATCATTTAGCAGTGGTTCAACTATCTTTGGTGATGATATTGGTGACACACACCAATTTACAGGATCTCTTTTTGTTTCTGGAAATATGCACGAAGTTACTGGTTCAGTATATGTTTCTGGTAATCTTCACATAGAAGGTGATTTATATGCAAATATTTTAATATCAACTGCATCATATGCAATTTTTGCAGAAACCGCATCGCTTGTATATGGAACAGGCACCGGTTCATTTAGTGGATCATTTACTGGTTCATTTGATGCAACTGGTTCATTTACTGGATCTCATTGGGGCGATTTCTACGGAAGTGCTTCATTATCTGGTTCATTTAGTGGTTCACATTTTGGTTATCACGAAGGTAATGCATCTCTTACTGGTTCATTTAGTGGTTCATTTAGTGGTTCTATGATTGGAGATGGTAGTGGTTCATTTAGTGGTTCACATTGGGGGGATTTCTACGGAAGTGCTTCACTATCTGGATCATTCGATGGTATATTTTTTGGACAAGGAAGTGGATCATTTAGTGGATCTCATTTTGGGAGTGCTTCATTAACGGGTTCATTTACCGGATCACACTATGGTGATTTTTATGGATTAGCCGGTTCTATTAGCGGTTCGTTTACAGGATCTTACATAGGAACTGCATCGCTTTCAGGAACTTTTAGTGGATCTTTATTAGGAACTGCATCTTATGCAGAAACTGCATCATTTTTGATAGGATATGGTGTTGGTAATTTTACCGGATCATTTAGTGGTTCGTTTACGGGTTCATTTGATGCAACTGGTTCATTCTCTGGTTCACACTTCGGTTCACACTTCGGTTCATCTTCACTTTCTGGATCATTTACCGGTTCACATTTTGGTTATCACGAAGGTGATGCATACCTAACAGGTTCATTCTCTGGTTCACATTTCGGTTCCGCTTCACTATCGGGATCATTTGATGGAATATTTAGAGGACAAGGTAGTGGTTCATTCTCCGGGTCTCATTTTGGTTCCGCATCATTATCGGGATCATTTGATGGAATATTTAGAGGACAAGGTAGTGGTTCATTCTCCGGGTCTCATTTTGGTTCCGCATCATTATCTGGTTCATTTAAAGGTGAGTTTGATGGAACAGTTGTAAATGGTATAGTTAGAGGTTATCCATCTACATATCAACATATACTTGGTGGAAATTATACTGCAAGTAACATAATAACAGTTAGGAATAGTGCAACAATACAACCACATGTATATCAAAATAATGATATTTTATTTAAAGATTGGTATGCAGTTCCTGATAGTTTTACATTTAGTGGATCCACATTTTTTACAAGAGATGGAACAAACTATAACGATTATCTTGGCAGAGGTAGATTTGGATCAGACGATAGTTACTACAAAAATATAGTAATAGGTAGAAACCCATTATATGATCAAACAATAAACTTAAATGCAAATACCAAAGTTAGTCCTGGAGCAACATTAACGGTCAATAGATTAGTTGTAAGAGATGCATCAGATTGGCCATATGGAACTCCTCCTGGATTTGCCATGATATACCCTGCATCTGCTAAAATAGGAGGTCTCGAAGGAACTGGATCTCTAGAAGGTGCTTTTACAGGTTCTGCAAGAATTGGTATATTATCAGCATCACAGGCAAACTTAACTGGATCATTACGAGGAGCATTTACTGGTTCCGCAAGTGGATCATTTTATGCATCTTCTAGTATTGGTAGATTTGTTGGTGTTGGTAGTGCTTCATTTATTGGAATAACAAATAGTCCAGAAACAGCATCATTTTGGGGGTTAGCATCATCAGCATCATTTACTACAATATACACATCATCTGGAACATATAATGTATCTGCTCCAATGTGGGCACAATATATCACGGTTGTTGCAATAGGCGGTGGTGGTGCGGGTGGTAATGGTGTTTTTTCAAATACATTAAATGTATGGAAATTTGGAGGAGCCGGTGGCGGCGGTGCAAATTGTGTTTATCAAAAAATCCATAAATCAAATTTTCCATCCACTATAACTATAATAGTTGGAAACTCTGGATCAAGAGTTGCTGGTAGTCCAGATGGTGGAAATACAACTGTAAAATTACAAAATGCAACCGATGGAACTGATGTTGTAATATTTGCAAGGGGTGGTTTTGCTGGTAATAATGGATCGGAATCTTCAACAGGACAACAATTAAGCGGTGGTATACCTATACATGCTTATGATTCATCTACCGGCGGTGGTCCAGGTGCTGCAGTTGGTACTACTATAAATACACCAGGTGGATTGACCAATGCAGCTACTTTACCAATAAGGCCAAATGTTAATTACAATGGTTCTGCTAACAAACCAGCAGCTGTGGCCCCAACTGGTGGCGGTTCTGGTGGATCATACGGTCAGCAAATCGGAGGTATTGGGGCATTCGGAAATGGTGGTGCAGGTGGAGGATTTGCAACAAATGCATCATCCACCGACGGATCGTTGAGTTCATTGGGAATAGTAAATTTTCAAAGAAATTATACTAGTGATAATAATCCAATTAGTATGTCATGGAATGGCATTTCGATTGGTTTGGGTGGCAGAGGTGCGGGAAATGGTATATCTGCAGTTGCAGGTGGTAGTTTTGGAGGTGGTGGTGGCGGTGGAAGAGCACTTTCTGGAACTGATAATGCTGTTACTAGACGTGGTGCTCAAGGTGGTCCTGGTGCAGTTATGTTAATATTTGAGGCATAAAAATGGGTGTATACGCTTTAATAAATGTATCTTCGTCTATTATAGAGAATTGTATTGTATGGGATGGTATACAGTATCTAGAAACTGGTAGTGACTATATTCTAATGGAAGTTACTGGATCCGTAGAATTAACTGGATCATATACACAACCACCTGAATTATATGGAACTATATTCGATGGTTATGTTTCTGGTTCATTCACTGGTTCACTACTAGGAACTTCAACTAATGCATCAACTGCATCTTATTTAAATACATTAACTCAAAATTTAAATATAGTTCCACCATCAACTGGAACAAATAGTGCAATATATGTTTCTGGATCAAATACACAAGGTGGTTCAACATATATTGATTTTCTTAAAGTTTCCAACTCTACAAATCCAGTTGCAAATCCAAATAAATCATTTAGATTAGATCAAGAAGGAACATTACAAATAATTGATAGTGGGTATGTAAATACAATTTGGTCATTAACTGATAAAGGAATAGTTCAAATACCAAGTGCAGCTGGGAAAACTATTGGTTTTACAGCAACAGGTAGTGCAATCAATTTCAGAACAAACGGTGGTCAGTTATTCGATGATGGAAATTTTCATATTCACAGTTTGAATCCTGGTGCAAATCTTTGGTTGAATACATCTGGTTCTGGTAAATTTATAGTAAATGGACAGACTGGAACAACCGGTGGTATGTGTATCGGAACAGAAACTCAGTCCGGATATGTAACTATTAGTGGAAGCACGGATGTAACATTTTCATATGCTTACTTGGCAAATGTAGAACCACCAACTGGAACATCATCTGGAACAAATCCATATTCATTAACTGCAAACCAAAGAATACAGGCATCTGAATTTAATGCAACTTCAGATATACGATTAAAAAATATAATAGGTAAAATAGAATTATCCGATGCAATTCGATTGGTAAAACATATTGATCCTATTAAATTTACATGGAAAGATTCGGTAGATACCGGAATAAAAACAGGTTATTCCGCACAACAACTTGTAAAAACAGGATTTGAACATATAGTTGGTGGTGTTCCTAAACCTGGTTTAGAAGAAATGGTAGATGATGATGGATTCATTTCACCAAAGGATATTCAGTTAGTAGTAAATACAGACCAAATAATTGCATATCACAATGTAGTTATTCAAAATTTATTAGAAAGAATAGAAATTTTAGAAAAAAAGTTGTTAGATTCAAATAATTGATATTTATATTGGAACTAACGAGAGAAAATAATTGCCAAGTATACAAAGAGACTTAACCAATCTATTTGTTTCGGAATCATATTATAGGTTGATGCAAACCGATCCGGTTGATGATTCAACACTTCTTGACGGAACTGGATCTCTCGTTACATATTTAGCCGTATCTGGAACAGTTGATGCATTTTATTTCAAGGGAGATGGTTCACAACTAACCAATATAAGTGCTACATCTTTGCCAAATGGTGTTGTATCATCATCATCACAGACAATAACCCATCTTGTTGGCACAAATATAGTATCAAGTTCTTCTCAAAGAGGAGTTCTTGGTCTTGCAACAACAGACTCACCAACATTTAATAATCTTACCCTTACTGGTGATTTAACTGCAAGACAGTTAATTATTTCATCATCGGTAATAAATGTAACCCAATCATTCAGTAGTGGTTCAAATATATTCGGTAACGATATGTTGGACACACATCAATTTACTGGATCAGTATATGTTTCTGGTTCTGTATATGGTAAATTTGTTGGTGACGGTAGTGGTTTGACAAATCTTGTTGCAGCTGGAACTATATCATCTTCACAACAAATACAAAACTTTGGATTTATCACTTCAAGTGTTTGGGATGAAATCCTAAATAAACCAAACGGTATAGTTTCAAGTTCAATTCAAGTGTTAGGTGGAACCGGAATAATATCGTCATCCAATCAAAGAAGTTCTATTGGTTTAGGAACATCGGATAGTGTTGTATTTGGAAATGTATCTGCAAGTGGATTGGTTTTAAACGGTAATGCATTTATAGACGGAACTCTTACTGCTAGAACTTATGTAATTTCATCATCAGTAGTTGATATACAATCAATAAAGGCATCGGGTTCAACTCAATTTGGTGACACGATAGATGATACTCACCAATTTACTGGTTCATTGTTCCTAAGTGGATCATTAACATCACAGGGAACAATATCGGCATCACTTTTCAATGGTATATTTGCAGGAACAATTTCTTCTTCAGCACAAATAAGTGCATTAGGATTTGTAACAAGTGGTGAATTGAGTGGTAGTGTTTATTGGGATACTATTCTTAATAAACCAAATGGAATAGTCTCGTCTTCATCTCAAACACTTTCTCATCTTTTTGGAACCAATATAGTTTCTGGTTCTGGTCAAAGAAGTGTATTGGGATTGGGTGAAGCCGATTCACCGAGATTTAATACACTATATGCAACAAACGGTAATTTCGATGGAAACCTTTTGGTTGGTGGAACAATTACCGCAAGAACTTATGTAATTTCATCTTCGGTAGTTAATTACCAAACACTTTTGGTATCTGGTTCATCAAAATTTGGTGATAGTCTAGATGATATACACCAAATAACTGGTTCATTATCCGTAACTGGTAGTTCATATTTTGATGCTGATACTTTGGTATTTACTGGATCTGCTTATATTACCGGCAGTCTTAATGTTGAGGGTAAGTTTGTATTACCAACAACAAATGAACTTCCTATGATAGATTCAACAGGAAGTTTAGTGATTTCAGGAAGTAATCTATATTTATTCATATAAACAACTCAATTTTGGAGAATTAAATGGCAACGTGGAAAAAACTTATAGTATCGGGTAGTGTGGCCGAATTAGCGGCGGTAAGCGCTTCGGTTGGTGTATTAGTCGGTGCTAATCAACAAATTCAAACTACACAAGCTGGTACCCGTCTTACTGGTTCTTTCACGGGATCCTTCACAGGTGACGGTAGTGGTTTAGTCGGTGTAACAGCAACACCATCATTTCCAACAACTGCAAAAACAACTATTGCATCTAGTGATAAATTCTTTATCAATGATGATGCTGGTGATGCAACAAGTGGTAATAAGAAAATTACATTATCAAATTTATTAACTGATATTGCAGGTAATGGTATATCTGCTGTTGGTGGTGAAACACTTAATGTTAATTCTGCTTCTTTACAAACATTCTTTAATTCATCATCATACGCTGGTATTAGTGGTGATGTATTAATCAACCCAACTTCAGGTGTTGCAACTATACAAGCTAATTCCGTTGCTCTCGGAACAGATACAACAGGTGATTATGTTGCTACGGTATCCGCATCTGGTGCCCTTGTATCATCGGCAACAACTGGTGAAGGTAGCACACCAAATATCACACTTGATGTAAATTCCGCAACATTTACAAACGGTGTTAGGTCTGCACTTCCAAGTGGTGTAGTTAGTGCATCATCCCTTGCATCATCAACACAAGGAACTGCCGTTCTTACAACAAATGGTGTTGCCGGTTCTACTGTTGATTTAGGATTGGAAACAACTGATAGTCCACAGTTTGTTGGTTTAACACTTACAGGAGACATTGCAGTTAATGGTGGTGACATTACAACTAATGCAGCAACATTTAACGTTGCTACAACAAATGCAACAACTATAAATGTTGGAACAACCGGTGCAACTGCTGTTAATATAGGTGGTGGTGCTTCAACAACAACTGTAAACAATAAACTTGTTGTTTCAGGTGATTTGGTTGTAAATGGAACAACCACAACAGTAGATACAACAAACTTGACAGTTGAAGATAAATTTGCATTATTCGCATCTGGATCAGATGACTCAACAGACGGTGGTATAATTGTCCAACAAGGTGCTTCAACTGGATATGCTCTTGGCGTTGATGCTAGTGCAAACCGTTGGGCACTTCAAAATAATGCATCACCAACAACAACTTCTGTTACACCAGATGCTTTTATGGGTGTAATACAAGAAGGGGCGGTAAGCCCTACTTCTGATCCTGTTTATGGTGGTGTTAATGGAAACGGAACCGTTTTTGTGAACACAAATAACGGTGAAATTTGGATATATTCTTAAAAATTAGTATATTTGTTATGAAAAAAATAAAGAGTTTTATTATGGCTTTAATTAAAAAAGAAAATAACGAAAATAGTCCTATACCTCCAATTCCTCCTTTTTCAAAGGGGGAGTTGGAGTTTTTATTAAAACTGATTTCCGAATGCACATTTCAAGGGAAAGAAGTGCAAGTTGTGTATGATTTAGTTTACAAACTTCAACAGTTATATGTAAAATGAGTTTAAAGATAATCAATACTGGTGGTAGTGGTGGATTGACTATACGAAACACCGGTGGTGTTGGTTCACTAAACATTATTCAATCTCAAACTGTATCATTAGTTACTGATGGTCTTACACTACAATTAGATGCATCAAATCCATCATCTTATGATGGTAGTGGTGTAATATGGACCGATATTTCTGTAACCGAACAAAACATTGAACTTGTAAATTCACCAACATTTACATCAGGAACACCAGCATATTTCACATTTAATGGTTCAGACCAATTTGGTGTAGGTAATGGTGAAGTTTTATCATCAACTTCCTACACTAAATCTGTATGGTTTTATCTAAATGGATATGCTGATAATAACTTAGTAAGTAGTGATACTGGTGGACATTTTATGTATATGGCTGGTAGTAATAAAATATATTGTGGTCACTCAAATTGGGGAAATTACCTTGCATATCCATCAACTGCTGATATTAGTTTGAATACATGGTATAATATAACCCTAATATTTAACACAACTGATGGAATGGTTTTGTATATTAACGGTATTCAAGACAGTACATATACTGCAGAAAAAACCGATCATAGTGGAGATAGTTCAACAAACATTGCTACTTTTGGTGGTGGCAATCTCCTGAATGGTAGAATTTCAAAAGTGTATTGTTACAACAGAAGTTTAACATCCGAAGAAGTCCTACAAAATTACAATTTCGATAAATCGGAATTTGGTTTATAGTATCTCAATAAAATTAACAAAACAATACAAAATCTCATATTTATAGCAGTATTCATATAAATCATGGAGTTTCCTGTTGTCTAATTGGAAAAAAATAATAGTAAGTGGAAGTCAGGCACATCTTTCATCCGTAACTGCATCAAATGGATCCATTATTTCTGGTTCACTCACCATGAGTGGATCAATTGTTAATGTTAATAATCTCGATTTCAATATGACATCAACTGTCCCTAGTGCAGCTGGTAGATTTGTTTGGGATGACGGAAATGGATCATTAGATTTAGGATTAAAGGGTGGGAATGTAAACTTACTATTAGGGCAACAGACATATGCTCGTATTTTTAATGCAGAAGCAACAACATTAAATAAAGGGGAAGTAGTTTACATTTCAGGATCTCAAGGAAACCGAGTTTCTGCAAAACGTGCAGATTATTCTGGTGAGGGTGATTCTGCAACTACAATAGGATTTGTTGCTGAGAGTATTACAAGTGGTGGTGAAGGTTTTATTATTACAAACGGTGTTTTAGAAAACCTAAATACAGTTGGTTTAACACAAGGTAAACTATTATATTTAAGTTCATCTGGACAGTATTCCGAAACCAAACCTATTGCACCACAACATACCGTAACATTGGGTTATGTTGAAAGAGTGCATGCAACCGTTGGTTCAATTTATGTAAAGATAGATAACGGTTATGAATTAGATGAATTACACAATGTTTTCACAACTGGCGTTAGTAACGGTGATTTACTAATGTATAGTGCAAGTTTGTGGAAAAATTCAAAACAATTAAGTGGTTCATATGGACTAACTGGTTCACTTCAAGCAACATCATTCACTGGTTCATTACAAGGTAGTGCCAGTTATGCTCTTCAGTCTTTATCTGCATCTTTTGCTACAACTGCTTCCTATGTTTTAGGTGGCGGTGGTGGTGTCTCCGATGGGGATAAAGGTGACATCACAGTTTCATCTGCAGGTGCAACATGGACAATTGATAATGATGCCGTAACTTTTGCAAAAATGCAAAATATATCACCCGGTGTTCTCGGTAGACAGTCTGCTGGAAGCGGTGATATAACAACATTGACTGCATTAACTGATTATCATGTTCTCCAATGGTTATCGGGTATACCTGTCTGGAGTTCAATTACAACCAACAATATCCAAATTTTTAATAATAATCGTATACTTGGCAAAGGAACAGGACTCGCATCAGAATTATCACTAGGAAATGGACTTGCAATAACAGGATCAACGTTAATTCTAACTGGCAGTCTTGTAACAATTGGTGGACCAACATCAACAGATTGGGAAGAATATGTCGGAACACCAAATAGATATATGTTAATCTCAGATGGTGTAACAAATGATATAACGGCATCTCATATTTTACAACTGGACACAAGTAACGAATCCATTAACATTTATGCAGGTATTGAGGGATATAATGATGCATCTATTCAATTGTCATCAAATGCATCTGTTAGTGCTGGTAATTTTTATGCAAATTCTGGAGGTGGCGGTGCAGGCAACTTCTACGGAACGTCATCTTATGCAACATCTGCTGCTACTGCATCATCAGTTGGAACATTAAGACAAAACATTACCGTTTCTGGTAGTATGTTCTTTTCTGGATCATTAAATACTCCTGTATTTGTTGATTATGAAGAAAAATATACAACTATTTCACCATCTGCTGGCAATTTAACTGTAAATCTTTCTGATGGGAATATATTTTTAGTAAATTTAAATGATAATGTTAGTGCAATGACAATTTCAAATCCTCCTAAAAATGTAAATGTTGGTAATTTTACGTTAATAGTAAATCAAATTGGAGTTTATTCATTTACATGGCCAACAGCTGTTACTTGGTCAAATGGTAATACCGCTCCAAGTCTTGATGGTGATGCCATAGACTTTTTTACATTTGTATCTTACAATAGCGGATCAAACTGGTACGGTTTTGTAGGAGGACAACAATATCCTAAACCATAATTTATTTTAATAATATGTTAAAAGATATAATATTAAATACTAGAAAAACAATACCACCCCCTCCTGTTTATTTTAATGAATTGTGGGGAACCGGACAACAATTATACCCAATTGGAGATGACTCTAATATAAATCGTTCTTCTCCAGTTCAAGTTGGAACAGATACAGATTGGTCATCCGTTTTTTCTGGAAGAGTTTCTTTTGCAATAAAAAGCAATGGATCATTGTGGAGTTGGGGAAACAACGATTACGGACAACTTGGTACAGACAGTCCAACTATTCTTATTCGTTCATCACCCGTTCAAGTTGGAACTTTAATGAATTGGAAAAAAGTTTCTGCCGGTGATGCACACGTTATTGCATTAAAAACTGATGGAACTATATGGTCGTGGGGTAGAAATGATCAAGGTTATCTTGGTATAAATGATGTCATAAATCGTTCTTCTCCTGTTCAAATTGGTAATAATACCGATTGGATTGATATTTCACGTATGAGTGCCATTAAATCAGATGGAACACTTTGGGTATGGGGCTACAATCTCGGTGGAGAATTAGGTTTATCTTATAGGGGTGATGAATTTAATAAAATATCTATAAATAGAAGTTTTAGTGTATTTACATCCGGTGAATTAACTGGTCTTGCAATTTCTTTTGATGGAAAGTTGTGGAGTTGGGGAAATAATGCAAATGGTGAATTAGGACTTAATGATACAATAGTAAGATCATCTGCCGAACAAGTGGGAATAGATACCAATTGGTCTAAAATTACAGCTGGAATAAGACATACATTGGGTATAAAAACAGATGGTACACTATGGTCTTGGGGTGCAAACATTAGAGGGCAATTAGGCATTAACGATACCGCATCAAGAAGTATTCCAACTCAAGTTGGAACGAATACAAATTGGAGTAAATTTTCAGCAGGTAGTTCATTTACTATTGCGATTCGTTCTGATGGCACAATGTGGAGCTGGGGAAATAATGCAAATGGTGAGTTAGGATTGTTAATATCATCAACTAACCATAGATCATCTCCTGTCCAAATTGGAACTAGATCGGATTGGACACAAGTTGCATGTGGACATGAACACTCAATTGCACTTCGTTCTGATGGCACAATGTGGAGTTGGGGTAGGAATACCGTCAGACAGTTAGGATTTACAACCACATTCAATGCAGCTAGATCATCACCAATACAAATCGGTGTATTATCCAATTGGACACAAGTATCTGCGGGTGGATCAAATTCAGCAGCAATAAGATCGGATGGAACTCTATGGGCATGGGGATTGAATACAGTTGGACAAGTGGGTAGAAACAATACGCTTAATGTTTCTTCTCCAGTTCAAGTTGGAACTAGATCAGATTGGACACAAGTATCTATTAGGAGTTCAACACTTGCAATAAGATCGGATGGAACTTTTTGGGGATGGGGTGATAATTTTGCTGGCCAATTAGGACTACTTGATTCTATAAATAGATCCAGTCCTGTTCAGATTGGAACTTTGTCCAATTGGGTGTCCGCTTCAAATTTAGGATTGGTTAATATGGCAATGGATAACTCTGGAAAAATATACACTGCAGGTGGTAGTCAAAATGCATTATCAAGAATAGTATATGATAGTATAAACCGATCTAGTCCTGTACAACTTGGTGAAGAAACTAATTGGAAATCATTTTTTGGTTCATTCTATTCCGTTGTGCAAAAAACAAATGGTAGTGTATGGACAATTAGATCTTTTCCAGTGCAAATAGGTACTGATACGGATTGGAAAAATTTAAGCATAGGTGGTGATTTGGAATCAACATCTGTAACTAAGATTGGTGTAAAAAATAACGGAACTCTTTGGGCATGGGGTGCTAATACATCTGGTATTTTAGGATTGGGTGATACTACTCAACGTAATGTCCCAACACAAGTGGGCACAGATACTAACTGGAGTACTAATACAGAAATAATAAGTAACAATGTAACTGCTATTAAAACAAATGGAACTCTTTGGGCATGGGGTCTTAATTCTGCAGGGCAGTTAGGTTTAGGTGATACGATAAATCGTTCCTCGCCTACACAAGTAGGAACTTTATCAACATGGGTATCTGCATCACA